GAAGTTTTCTAGAATTTTCTTTTTCTTGCTTTTTTCTCTCTTTTTCTAATGCTTCAATCATATTATCCCCAAAAACAGTCATACATCCATTTTCTAATAACCATTTTTCTCTAGTAATTGCATTATAGAAATCATCATTGTGTGATATAATAAGAACACCACCTTTAAAATTTTTAATAGCATCAGATAATGCATTTGTACTCTCTCTATCTAAAAAGTTAGTAGGTTCATCAAAAATTATTACATGTGGAAGATAAAATGTTGCAGCTGCCAAGTAACATCTCATTTTTTGTCCAGAAGATAATGCATTAATTTTTGTATGTTGTGCTATTTCTGGTTCTAAACCAAAACTATTCATATGTTTTTGAATTTCTCCAGTAGTTAGTTTTCTCTGACCCATCATGCTCTCCATTGCTAATTTTTCATCAAACTCCTTTACCATTTTTTCATATCCCATTTCAATTAATTCTGATTTGCTAAACCATTGAATTAGTTCTGTAACACCTTCTGATTTACATTCATATTCATGTTCTCTTTTTCCAGAGCGTCTAGAACCCAATTCTTTGATAACAAATGTTTTATTTATTTTTGCTTTTTGTTTAATAGCTTCTATTTCTTCTTCAGTCATTATCAATGTATTTTTATTTGCTTGCTCTCTATCAGCACCTAATCTATAACGCCACATAACATATTCAATAGGTGTAGATTGTTTATGTGCTTCTAAACAGGCTGAAATATTTTGAGGTATATATGCCATTCTTAAATTTGGATGTCTATCAATAATACCATTATTTGGTTCTATTTCACCAACTAATATTTTAACAAGAGTTGATTTACCTGCGCCATTTACGCCAGCAATAATAATTCTTGCAGCCTGACTTACTTGAACTGTAATATCAGATAATTGTGGTTTAGGAGCAGTAGGATATTGAAAATAACAATTCTTCATACTTAATACAGATTTTGTTAGAGATTTAACTCCTTCTAATGGTCCTGGATCAGGAATATTAAATGATAATATATCTTGTGATGTAGTTTGGAAATAAAATGCTGCTTCTGGCTTTTGTTTTACAAATTCTGTAACATTTCCTCTATAAACTTTTAATTTTAATGTCTCATAATGAATAATATTAGTACATACTTCATCCATAAATTTAATATCATGTGAAATAATTAAAAAAGTTGTATTTGTAGTCCTCTTTATATATTCCTTAAGCCAAATAATACTTAATGCATCAATATGATTCGTTGGTTCATCCATTAAAATTAATGGATCATTTGCTAGTTTAGCTAAAATAAGATTAACTCTTTGGACATTTCCTCCAGAGAGTGTTGATAATGGCGAATTCATCATATGATCGGTAACATATAATTCTGCTAAATTTTTAGCAATTTCTTCTTTACCAATTCCTTTAGCTAAAATCTTTGGATTTGATGCAATATAATCTATTGTAATTAAATCATGAAGTTCTTCTGGAATATGATGTTCAATATATGTTGCATTAATATCTGGAAATCCTTGTAATGTTTTATTTGCCATTGCTCGTAATAATGTTGATTTACCAGCACCATTGTTTCCTAAAATACCATAAACATGATTTAATTTTAATTTTAAAGGTGTTTGATGCAAAAGCACTCGAGTTCCATAAGCCAATGAAAACATGCAATCACACAAATTATCCTCATTATCTTCTGGATCATATTCATAAACAGTAATTGTATCAATTAAAATTTTTGTAATAGATTCTACAACTGCATATCTATCTTCATTATTTTCTAAAATATTGTGCAAATATGGTTCAATACATTTTAAATAAACTGTTGGATCTCTTATTTCATATTTTACCAAGTTTAAAACCAATTTAATAGTATAGTCTAATATATTCTCATATGATGATATTTGAATATTTTGAGATCGTTTTGTAATTTCTTGTTTATATAATTGTAGACAACTTTCTTTTGTAATAGCATCTACTAATTTTGTATTTGATTGTTCATAAATTTTATTTAAGGTTGCTTTTGATTTAGAACAAACATTTCTTACCTCTTCAATTGAAATTTCATTAATTCCTTTATCTAATATCCAAGTTAATTTGTCATAAAATATTCTTGCATAAACTGGATTTTTAATTAGTTTACATAATGTATCCATAACAACAGCAGCCTTTCTTTGACATACTACTTTTTTCTCTCTCATTGCCCTAACTAACATAGGTATTAATAAACTGAGAGTTGGAATATCAATATCATTTACAAATGGAGTAGAAGCTAATTTTTCTAATGATGATTCTGTTTTTGTTGAAGGATTAATATATCCATCTATCATAACTGAAATAATTGGTTTAATGTCAACATTTTCAATAGTTTCGCATATTGCAACCCAGCAGTTAAAGACAGCAGTCTTCACTTCTTTTTTTATATCTGATGATAGTTGGATAAGTGCTTCTATAACTAAATAAAGATTAGATGATATTACATGTGGGTATAATTTTGCATAATTACAAATTATTTTTAATCCTATTACTTTTGATTGAAATTTTACTGATGTAAAAACTTTTGAAATTTCTTGAAAAACAAATTCAAATGCATATGGATTAATTATATTTATAAATAATTCACATAATGATTCTATTTCAGATTGATGCTTTTTATCAGAACCTAATTCTAATAAATTTGATAATATACTAATAAAAAAATGTTCATCAGCAGATCTACTTGATTCTGAAATATATGTTTTAATTTGCTCTATTGCATTTGTTTGTTCTAATACATCTTTTGAAGATAATAACTTTGTAATGTCTTGAAAATTCATATATAAAAATATACATACTTCTCTATTTAAATATATTTTTTTTAATATTTTTATGTTTTAATGTAAAAACCATAAAAATAAATAAATTTTAATTAATTGAAATTAATATTAGGAATATTTGTTCTACCAAATATTCTAAAAATATCAGGTCCAAATCTTTCAGGTATAGTAACTGTTTGTAATTCGTTATTAGCAAACGCACCATTACCAATATTTTGTACAGAATTACCTATTATAACATTTTCTAAATTATTACCAGAAAAAGCTTGATTACCAATTATTTGTACACCATTTCCAATTGTAAGATTTTCTATGTCATTATTCATAAAAGCTGCCATACCTATACTTTGAACAGAATTACCTATTGTAACAGTTTCTAAGTCATTATCTGCAAAAGCTCCACTACCTATAGTTACTACAGAATTAGGTATTATAAGAGTTTGTAGACTATTCGTTGCAAAAGCTCTAGAACCAATAGTTTGTACAGAATTACCTAGATTGAGAGTTGTTGCTGCAAGATTACCTTCAAAAGCGGACCTACCAATAGTTATCACAGAATTAGGTATTCTAATAGTTTCTAAAGCCTGATTTATAAAAGCACGATCACCAATAGTTTGTACAGAATTGGGTATTGTAATATTTGTAATATCTATTAGTCCTCTAGACTCCGCATACAAATTTGGAATAACATTCAAAGTAGAACCAAATGCTAATAAATTATTTTGTTCAGTTATTTTATTTTGATTATTATTATTAGGTATTGTTCTTAACATAATTTCATTTAATGTATCAACATTATAGGTTACTGGTTCTAACTGTCCAAGGGAATACTTTTGAAATAAATTTTTTAAATAACATTGATTATAATAAATATTACAGTTTTGTCTTTGAACAGGGTCTTGAATATTATTACACATTTGTTGAGGATTTACAAGATTTAATGTGGTATTAATTGGAAAAGTAATATTATTAAAACCATTATTAGTATTTAGTAAAACCCAGAATTCTTCTCCACAATTTAAATATTCTTTAATACTTGTTTTCATATTTTCATCTAAGTTATCAAACCTTGTTTGATCAAAATTGGGAACAGCACCACCTAAATGTTTTTTTAAAGTTAAATATTTATTTTTGTAATAAATATATGACATTATATAATATAAGTAAAAAATAATTCCTATATACTATTTATATATGAATTATCAAAAAAAATATTTAAAATATAAAAATAAATATTTAGCTTTAAAAGGAGGTGCTTTAAAAGAAGTTCCTGATTCAGAATCTAAAAAAACTTCATATTCTAATTTAGATTCTGGTTCAGAATCTAATATTATATCTTTTTTGAATTTTATAGAGTTATGTAATTTTCTATTGATCAACAAAGAAAAATCTAAATTAAAAACTAATGACCAAAAAATTAAATTAAAAGATATTATAATTTCAGATAGAAGTATGTTAACACGATTTTTATCATTTGAAGATATTTCAAATAATTCAAATTATAAATTTATTATTGATAATTTAGTAATACAAGTAACAGATATTACAAATAACGAGTTAAATCAATTATTATCTAAATTAAATAGAAATAAATTACAAACTCTTTATTTAGATGAATGTGATAGAATAACCGATGCAGGTCTTGCCCACTTGTCTAGTTTAACATCTTTAAAAACTCTTAATTTAGGCTATCATTTCAGGCAAATAACAGATGCAGATCTTGTACACTTGGGTAATATAATATCTTTAAAAACTCTTAATTTAAAGAGATGTAATAGAATAACAGGTGCAGGTCTTGTGCACTTGGCTAACCTAACATCTTTACAAACTCTTAATTTAGCTTTTGGTGATAGAATAACAGATGTAGGTATTGCCCACTTGACTAGTCTAACATCTTTACAAACTCTTAATTTAGATAGATGTGATCAAATAACGGATGCAGGTCTTGTACACTTAGGTAATATAAAATCTTTACAAACCCTTGTTTTAAAATATTGTGATCAAATAACAGATGCAGGTCTTGTACATTTAATTCGCCTAACATCTTTACAAACTCTCCGGTTAGCTGGTTGTAGGGAAATAAGAGATGCAGGTCTTGTCCACTTGGCTAGCTTGAGATCTTTACAAACTCTTGATTTAGGTGGATGTGATCGAATAACAGATGTAGGTATTATCTACTTGGGTAATCTAACATCTTTACAAACTCTTTATTTATATAGATGTAATCAAATAACGAATGCAGGTCTTGAACATTTGGGTCGTCTAACATCTTTACAAACCCTTGATTTACAATATTGTGATCAAATAACAGATGCAGGTATTGCCCACTTGACTAGTCTAACATCTTTACAAACTCTTGATTTATATAGTTGTAATCAAATAACAGGTGTAGGTTTTGGACACTTGGCTAATTTAAGATATTTACAAATTCTTAATTTACGTGGTTGTAGTGAAATAACAGATGTAGGTCTTGAACATGTAAGTCGTCTAACATTTTTAACAAATCTTAATTTAATTTATTGTAACTTAATAACAGATGTAGGTCTTGGACATTTAAGAAGTTTAAGATATTTACAAACTCTTAATTTAGGTGAATGTAATAAAATAACAGATACAGGTCTTCAAATATTATCTAATATAACATCTTTACAAACTCTTAATTTATATGATTGTAAGTTAATAACAGATGAAGGTCTTGTA